ATATTTACATGAACCTCCTTGAGGTAGGACATTCAATTTATTATTCTCAGTATAGAATACAGGGTCAGTAAAACTAGCATATCCCATTTCATCAGGGTCATTTGAATATCCTTTTTCATCAGCCCGTATTCTTCTACATACTCTATCAAAATCACCATCATTACGATATACACGTAGTATTTTACCAGTATTCATTGTTTCAGCTTCACTACCCGGCATAACTGATGTAAATGTTTGTTGAGCAGCACACCAATCAAGAAGATTAGGTGGAAGTATATTTATAATCTCTTTAGCTCCATCAGTAAGAAACTGGGTAAGTTCAGTCTGAGTAGGAGCACTACTCCCATCTATTGATAAACTTGTTAATCCTTCTACTTGTGCTTCAAAAGTTGCCATTATGCACTCGCTATAAATAATTCAACATCAACTGCGTTACCACCGGGATTTACTTGTATACTTCCTAAATCAGCCATAGTACCGAAACTCGGACTTGTATCTGCTTCTGATAACATTAAACCATCAGCACTTCCAAGAATATGACTTTGACCAGCCGCTAAATTTACTTGGTACAAAGTAGCAGCTCCAACAACAGCTAATTCAACTGCATTGGAACTATCTAAATTAGTAATTCTTATATATTTTGAATCTTCAATATCAACAGCCCCTGCCGCTCCATACGCATTAGAGTTAAATACGGCAACAGTTGTTGTTTGACTAGCCGCACAAGTAACGATTCTTTTCATTACCTCATCTATACTAGCAATCTCTAATGTTCTTTTAGAACCATAATCTTGATTACTAAGTATAATATCTTCTTGTATTTTTACTTTTAGTGTAGCCATTATTTCTTCTTTTTAAGTTTTAAATGTTCCTTATAAGCTTCTTTATATTTCTTACTTCCCTTTTTATATTTCTTATAATGATTAGGCACGATTTCTCCTGTTCATTGATTTGATATCTTCATCAATAGTAGTTGTTGAAAACTCAATATCAGTTCTTTTCCCAATTTCACTCATCATATATAAGTTTGTAGTAAACTTAGAGTCAGATGACTTCTTACCACACTTCCGGCAATAAAACCATTGGTCTGGATTGGGTGATTTGCAATTTATACATTTTTTCATAATTCTTTTAAGGTTTCGGGAGCCGCCTTTTATTGACAGCCCCCACAGTACCTTATAACTGTTAATCCTTATGAATTTGGATTATGATATGGTTATATGTGCAACATCATGTGCTGTTGCTCTAGCATGAAAATACGTGCCATCGCAAAACAACTCACAATAATCACCAAGTTGAGCACCACTAATAAATACTATTTCGTCAACTGCTGTTGAATCTGTAGAAGAACCTGTTCCCCCATCTCCACCAGAAGTATATCCAACTATAGTATCTTCAGCTGTGTTATTAGCTATTGTTACTGCATTTGCTGCAACAGTAGTTAATATGAATTTAACATTCCAACCTTGGTCAACTTCGCTAACCTCAGGAAGAGTAATCTCATACGCACTAGCTTGATTTATTCCAAATACTTTTCCAGAATCATTAGAATCTAATGTTCTAGCAGCTGCAATAACTTCAAACTTAGAGTTAAGACCTCTATCACTAGCAGTACTATTATTATTTAAATAATCACTTCTCATTATGCCACCGCCTCTTCAAAGACAAACAACGCATGAGTTTCAGGTAATGAAACTTCAAGACCTGCTTCTGTAAGAATTAAATCCTTACGCAAATCTTCATCCGCTGCCTGTACATTAGTTTGAATTGAAGTGTCACGATTTACTCCGTTGCCAACAAGTGGACGATAAGATACATGGTCGAGGTCAACCATACAGCAAAATTCAGCAGCAAGACCTCTAAATAGAGGCTCCCTTACTAATGATAAATCGCCATGAACGGTTTCAATCTTCATTATCTTATGGCCAAATGTACCTTGACTTCTCTCAAAGTTATATGGTACTGTAGAACTCAATGAATCACCAATGAATCCAACACCATCACCTAACTTATTGAAAAGAGAAATTACAGGTAAACTACATAAAGCAAGTTTACTAGAATTTCCACCCCTTGCAGGGTCAAATACAACTTCTAAATCACGAAGAAGAACATCATAGGTTAAACTTGCAGCAGCAACTGTTTTCAAGTATGCTTGACCTTCAGTATAAACTAATTGTTCTGAGTCTTCATGTGTTTGAGATTGACCGTTAGCAATAATATGACCAGCTATGCCTTCGGTGTAATTAATACCACCAGAAGATGCACGTTGACCAAATAACATTGCTCGTTCAATGTCAACTTTGTGTTCACGTAACTTTAGATTCCAAATCCGTTGCCATTCATCAGAATAACCCTTATAAACCGTCGCTCTTGCTGTATTTGACATCTCACAAGCTGTCTTGAAGATTTGGGTATACCCATAATCATGGTCAAGCTCTTGAGACCAAACATCTGGAGCACCAGTCCCTTCTGCATACGCAGTTCCGATAACTTGTCCTATACCTTCCATTGAGGCAGCACTGACATAAGCAGCTGGGTTAGCATCTGAACCCGGATTAGTTAACCATTTAATATCAATAGATGTAGTCGAATTGATTGCTGTTATGATAGCATTTGCATGATTAGGCGCGCCACTATTTCCCGTTATAGAGGAAATTTGTATGACCATACCTTTGATTAACCAAGGTTGAGCTGCTGATAGAGTGGCTGATACAACCGCACCAGTAGATACTGCTGCAAGATTGGTAGTTATGTTAAAACTTCTATCAGTCCACGCCATTGTGCTTCTGTCTTCGAGAAATCGGAATTGAGGGTCGGATGTAGGCATTTTTGCTACTTTTGAAAGATAAACAAAAAATGGTGACTCTTCGGGAGACAGTTCCGCAACCCTATCACTAAAGTCATATAATCGTCTTGAACCTTTAGTTAGGGATAATGCAGTCTGACTACCGGGAGTACCAACATTGGTTATCCCACTATTATAATTAGCCATTACGACTCCTATTTCTTTTATTAAAGAACATTACTTCTGCTTCCCGCACTAACAATAGAGTCCCACATCGCGTCCTTTTCGGACTTTGGTTGATTGGCCTCTTGGCCTTGTAGAACACCTGCTGTACGAGGAGCCTCTCGTGCGGCTTTAACCGCTTGAAATGAATTAGGAGTTGGTTCACCTGATGGCAAAACTGCAGATTGTTGATTGCGTGACTTGAAAACATCAACTAACGTATCCAGAGTCATACTACTACCCGGGTCAGTTGACCAATCCATAAATTCACTAACCTCTGATTCTGTCATCTTATGAATTCCCCTTAAATCATTCATTGTATTATTAATCAACATCTGCTCTTGCATTTGAGCATTTTGTTGACCTATTGCCCGATTCACAACTTCATGTTCCTTCTGTTGACGAAACTTGTAGCTTTCTGATTCAGGTTTATAATACGCATCCCAAGGATTAAATTCATCCTCAGGCAATGAAGGTTTCTTATTGACATCTGATTGTGTCTGTTTGATGTTGTTAGCTATATGTTGCATATCCTGTTTCATCTTATCGTTCTCAGATTTCTGTTTGTCATACATTGACTGAAATTTCCGAGTTTCATTTTCCCAATCTACCTGATATGTTTCACTTTCACTAATTACATGGTCAGCAACAGGGACATCTTCATATCCAAGTTCTTCATTTAAACCAGTATCTTCTAATACTTGACCTTCTATATTGACTTCATTCATAACTGTCTCCTTGCGATATCCTTAAAATTTAAGGAATAGAACCGATACCTTCTCCAAATTCTTCAATTTGGGGTTTCAATTTTTCCATTTCAAGCTGTACCGCGTTGGTAAGTTTGTTTGATTGTACTCGCCTATCGGCTTTCGCATCAGACTGCACCTCGGAAAGTTTGGATTTAAATTTCTCAACTTCAACCCGTTTCCTGTCAGATACAGACTCTCTTTGCGATGTTTGCAAGTCACCCTGCAATTTTTTATTTTGTTCTGAAAGTTGCTGGACC